AAGACCAGGCGATCTTCACCAACAGGCACATCGAGCAGGCCCTCGAACTCGGGTCCACCCGACCCCTCGGCGTGGTGTACCCGCACGAGAAACTGATCCTCGGGATCGACCCGGCCACCACCGGTAGGGCCGCTGCCGTCCTACTCGCTGTGGACCCGATCACCCACGTTCGTACCGTCGTCGATCTGTTCGTCGGATCGGGCCTCGGGGCAACCGGTGTGAGACAACAGCTCATGTACCAGTTCTGGGAGAAGTACCGGGATCACGGGGTGGACATCACAGTGATCGAGACCAACTTCGCCAAGACCCTGCTCGGAGATGAGGGGCTTGTAGCTAGGGCACACGGAGCCAACACACAGCTTGTAGATCACCACACCACAGGTCGGGGCCACCGCAAGGGAAACAAGTGGGACGAAGAGTACGGTGTCGCCTCGATGTCGGAGCTGTTTGGTTCTGGCCTCATGGCATTCGCCAGTGGAGCACTCGGAGACCGAGAGAAGCTCCAGCCCCTCATCGACGACCTCATCGTGTTCCCCTGGTCCGACACACAGGACGGGGCTATCGCCCTGTGGGTAGCCAACGGGGAGGCGAACTCGCCCGTTCGTTCTAGTGTGGATCAAGATGACGTGATGCGGAGAAGGGGAGTACCCCCAATCGTTCAACAACGGCGGCGCAATCTGGTAAGCTCTAGGCAATGAGTATAGGACCATCTTCTGTAGACAGCTATGCGGGTAGCTATGTTCCGATCAACAGCCTTCGAGATCGAAGAGATTGGCTGATTGATAAGTGGTCGGGTCACAAGTCCCGTGTAGAGACTGTCACGAACGTATCAAATGGAGACTGGTGGGTTGAATGGCCCGACCTCTCCCAGACACCGGAAGCTCCGGCTATTTCCAACATGGTTGAGATGGGTATCAATCACTGGTCTTCAGTTGGTGGGGCAATCCTGCCACAGTTCCGTGTACCCCTGAACAAGTCTGCCGACAGGCGCAAGGAGAAGGCCTCCGCTCGGAAGAGGGAGCGCCGTATCCGTGAGCTGATGACCTCCTCCAACGCATCGGAACTCGCAGCCCTTGCGTGGGGAGACTACGCAGGAGCGGGGTCCGCTGTTCTGGGAGGCTGGGTCAACTTCGAGGAAAAGGACCCTGCGAAGCGCAACCCGTTCCTGCTCCGTTACGATCCTCGCCACACCTACCTCCTGAAGGACAACTTGGGTGCGGTCACTGAGCTGCTCGTCGCCCGCAAGATTGACGAGCTAGAGCTGAAGGCCATGTACCCAGAGTGGAAGGATGTCTTCGACTCTGCTGATGAGAACGACGTAGAGGAATGGTTCTGGTACATGCAGGACCGCATCATCTACGCCATCGTCGATGTTTCCAATGACGGGCGCAAGGTCAACCGTAATGTGGTCCTTGTGGATATGGAATGGGACCTCGGTATGGTCCCGGCCTGGGAGGTCATCCGACCCACCTTCGATGGTGAGCGTCGGGGTGTCTTCGATCAGACCATCCACATCCTCCGCACCATGCAGCGTCTCATGCTGATGACGATTATGAGCACGGAGGAACATGCGTTCCCGGCCATCGCCACCTACGATGCTGTGAACCCAGAGGACTTCGGACCAGCCGCAGTCATCCAGCTCCGCTCTTCAGAGGGCCGGGTCGAGCGACTTGGGCCTGCCCAGCACTTCGACGTGAAGGACCTGATCGCCCGGTTGGGCGAGTACGCAGGCCAACAGTCTGTGTTCCCGCAACAGCTCAGTGGTGAGCCTGGTGCTTCCATCGTGTCTGGTCGTGGCATCAACGCCTCGATGGGTGCGCTGGACGCACGCCTCGCTCTGGCCCACAAGCAGTTCGAGGTGGGCTTCGGCAAGGTCGCCGGGTTCCTGCTCGCTCTCGATGAGCAGTTCTGCTACGGCGAGAAGACCGTGGTCGGTGACTACCATGACACCAAGAAGGCTGAGGACTACGATCCGAGAAAGGACGTGGACGGCTACTGGCACGCTTCGGCTACCTACGGCATTGGCGCTGGTTCAGACCCCGCCAACATCGAGGTGCGCCTCAACATGAACCTGTCCTCGGGACTCATCTCCCGAGCGACAGCAAGAGACCAGCTCCCGTTCCTGGACGACTCAGAAGCCGAGACTCTACTCATCATGCGTGAAGCCATGCAGGATGCTGTGATCCAGGGTGTGATGGCGATGTCCTCTCAGGGTGATCCAACTCTGGCAGCCGAGGCACTCGACCTCATCAACAAGGAAGACACTGAGCTGGACGACGTGATCAAGGCTCTGGTTGAAGTCATCAAGGGACCTGAAGAACCAGCTCCCGAAGCGGCGGCACCACCGCCAGGTCCGGGCGGGCCACTCGAAGCTCTCCAAGGAGCGGAGTCTATGGCGAGGGGCGGCATCCCCGGTCAAGCTGAACAAGCGCCGCCTGCCGGGGGTCTTCCCCCGCTAGGTGCTATCCTTGGACAAGACAGCCGACAGATTTCGTAAGGAGGAACCATGACTGCATCACCATCAGAATCAATTGCTGCAATCGAACCTGGCTCTACTGAGTACGGAGATCGAGCAACGCTAGAAGCTGGCCTCACCGAATTGGGAGGCGGCGCTGGTGTTGGGCCTGGTGGGTCACCTGCTCCAGGAGCTACCCCACTGCCTGCGACTGGTGACCCGCTGGGTGAACTCATGGGTGGCGGCGTTCCTGGCAACCCAAACCTTCCGCTCACCGATGGACTGTCTGTGGGACCGGGAGCTGGTCCTGCTGTTGAAGACCCCATGCTGTCCACTAGAGCTGAGCGCATTCGTGTAATCGCTACCAGCGCCGAGTCGCCAATGTTGCGAGCTGCGGCGAGGGCACAGCTCCGTGCGATGGCAGGGGGATCAAGTGGGTAGACTCGAAGGTCTTGACAATGTAACTCGGTACGTCACTGAGATGAACTACGGTTTCATCGAGGACGAGCAGGACCTTGTGCGTAGAGACGTGTGGGGTCCCTTTGCCTGGAAGAGGTCAATGCCCATGCAGCAGTACGCTGCTGTGTCCACAGAGCCAGAGAAGTTCAGTGACATCTTCCGAGCCAGCTCGTCCAGAATCCCTGAGATTCTTGGCGACCTTGGCGGTAATCAGGATGCCCTGCCCGCTGGTGTAATGCAGGATTTTGCAGGTCAGGTGGACTTCTCTGAGGACAGTGCGAGTGTCACGAGGATCGCAAGAGAGGCGCTAACCAAGCATCAGGCAGACTTCCTGACCACCTTCGAGACGCTGTACTATCAGGAGCGTGGAGAGATCGACGCTGCCTGGTTCATGCAGTTCTCTGCCAACGACCTCATGCTGCTCGAAGGTGCTACCACCGGAGCAGAAGAGGCACTAGGCTCAGTCATCGCTGAGCTTGTGAACCGCACCGACCAGTTGGAGCAGACCCGCAGGGATCGTGTGAGGATCGAGACCATTGCAAAGGAGCGGTACGAGGCGCAGAGCCGTGGCCGTGGCTTGTGGAGCACCGTCACTCAGGCAAGCACAGCCATCTGGGGTTCCGTATTCAATCCCCTGGAAGCTGGCGCTGCTATCGTTATGGAGCTTGCAGGTCAGGATGGCGACTGGTCCTACTTAGAGGACGGTAGGTACGTCAACCAGGAACAATCTCGTGAGTTCTACTTCCCAGAGGAACAACAGGACCTCAGTGAGATCATCAAAGAGGAAGAGCTGAAGTTCTTTGGTCAGGGCGACAAACTCTACGAAGAGGAAATCGCTGAGTACATGGCTGCCGAGAAGCAGACCGTGCTGGAGACCAACGATGGCGTGATGCCAGAGGGTGGCCCTCAGTACCTTCGCAACAAGGAGCTGGTCGTTCGTCAGCAGCTCGCAGCGGGTATCCCAGCCAAGCAAGTACTGGATTCTTACGGCAGCTTTGAGAACTGGGTCAACCTTGAGCTTCAGACGCTCGGGGTTGTCACCGACGCTGCCCTCACCGTAGCCCTCGTACCGCTGTCTCAGTTTGAGGTTGTGGACTATGCGCTGGACTATGCGAGGGAGCAAGAAGAAGAGCGGCTAGAGCAGCTTCGGCTCAAGGTTGAAGAGGACCCAATCACTGCTGACCCGGACTTCCTGAGGAACGCAACTCGTGCCGATCTGAAGACGGTCTTCGATGCGATGCCTGCTGACAACCCTGAGGAGTATGACTTCTATGTGAAGATGGCTGGTGGCGACCTGATGGCTGCCTTCACCTTCTTCCAGGATGACGTGATCCAGGCACCGGAGGCTGAGCAGCAAATGGAGGCCTACTACAATCAGGCTGACCAGCAAGAAGCAGCGATGCTCAACGAGCTGGAAGAGGCAGACTTCCGTCCTTCCCATGCCGCATTGAACATTCTCTCCATGTACGGACGCAATGTACCTATGCGCCTCGCCACCGGCTTCACTGTTCTCCTGACTGACGGAGATGTCAGAGATGATCTCACACAAGGCAAGTTCATTGAGGCGTGGGATGAGATTGGTTCACAGGTGGAGCAGGCAGGATTCTCTCCTGCTCAGCATCTAGGTATTGACGGGTCCCTCGCTGGACTCACCCTCGACCTCGGAATGGGCATCGCCTTCGACCCGGCTACCTGGCTCTTCGGACCCAGGCTGGGCGGGGGTATCAGGTCGTCCACAACAAAGACGGCTACCAGACTGGCGGGAAGCCGGTACGTCACTCAGCGGGCCAAGGATGTTGTCAAGTGGTTCAACAGCCCATCCCGTGGGTACACCGCCATGTACAACCAGATGTCATGGCTTGATGATGCGGGCAAGGCAGAGATGATGCAGCTCCTCAACGGTGGTCGCCCACGCACCATCTTCGGCAACTGGTCATCAACCGGTACTGCCGCTGAGCTGGAGTTCAGTGTCATCAACCGGTTGGTTCCACAGATGGATGACATCGCCCACCTTGGGGTGAGTCCGTCTGCTACGGCTGTCTTCAAGGCAGGACGCTCGTCAGCGGACGACGCACTCAAAGCAGGTAACTTCACACTCGACCAGCCACTCACTGTCTACATCAACAGGTTGGATGGGTCTATCACTATGGAGGCTCGGGAACTTGGACAGCTCCAAGCCCTGCAAGCTGCCGACTCTGGTTTGGCCCCAATCCAGATCGCACTCGGCAAGCCCAAGAACAACGCTGTCTCTATCGGTACCCGTGCCGACGATATGTTCACCAACACAGGTTCCACAGTGGTCACCCGACAGGCCGACAACCCTACCGGTGGGTTCAACGACGAGTACATCTTCCGTGGTCGTGAGGCTGGCGATACCAGTAGTGACCTCACCAGAGGTGGCCTCACTCAGAGTGAGGGGCGTGCCCTCGACTACGTTGGTGAGAACGGCGAGGTCATGGTCTTCAAGAAGTCCGATCTCCCAGAGGACCTGAGAAGGTACATCGACGACCCCCTCAATGAGTCGGGTGATGTTGAGCAGTTGTACCAGGCTGGGACTCGTGACGAGATGATTGCCTCCTTCGAGGACGAGGCAGCCAAGCTGTACCCCGACGATATCAAGAAGCAAGCTGAGTACATCAACAAGCTGGAAGACGAACTCTTCGAGATTGATGGCGCTCTAGAGCCTGTGGACATCATCAGAGCAGATGCCTTCGAGAAGATGACGAACGATGGAAAGCTCGTGCTCCGTAACTCTGACACACCAGCGAGTGCTGATCTCATCAAGAATGCAGATGACGTACTGAAGAAGGCTGAGGGTGCAGCTACCCTTCGTCCAGATCACGTCTTCGGCAAGACCACGGTCTACGGTGATGTGCCGATTGACCAGGTGCGCCAGGTGATGTCCGATGCCATCCTCCGTGGAGCGGTGCCCCGTGGTGCCGAGTCCTCAGCTACGGCCATTGGTCAGACTACGCTGCTTCGGAAGGCCCTTCGTAGGCACGCCGCTGGCCGGTGGGTTGAGCGGTACATGACTCCACAGAACATGATCAGTCGCTACGAACTGTCGGGTGCAAGCTCGATGGACCGTATCTACGAGACCGTTATTCGCCTCTATGGAGACGACCCAGTGAAGTCGGACCTCTACATTCAGCGGCTCTTCGAGGTTCAGCGCAAGGCACAGCAAGAGATTGCAGTTCAGGCCGCACACGCTGAGGCCCTTCAGCCTATGCTCCAGGAGATTCAGTTCCTCATGGATCAGTCTGGTGGGGCCTGGGATGATATCACTAGGCTCGCCGCAGGCAAGGAGCTAGTGCCCTCAGGGACCACGCCGTTCACTCCGATGCAGAAGGCTGTACAACAGGACCTCATCAAGAAGATTCGCACCGTCGAGAAGAAGGCTGCCGAGTTGGATCGTGCCGGTACCCGTCTGGTGTCAAACGAAGAGACCATCAAGATCATGGACGATATGTTCGACGACTACAACAGGACCCACATCGCTACGAACAAGCAGTGGGCAGAGCTGGTTGATCCCGAGACAGGTCTTGTCCCGTGGGACCAGATTCAGCGTGGTCTCCCAGGCAAGGCCCCCAATGCCAAGGCTGCACGAGACTTCTTCGCTGACGACGTGAAGAAGGTGGCGAAGGAGCTGGAGATTTCCGGTGCGCCGGAAGAGATGATCGCACAGCTCAACGATGTCATCGGAACACCGATGGCCTACAACGCACCCGCCTCCGTACTCGATCTCATCATCGCCTCGGAGAAGGGCGGCGCTGCCTACATCCGTGCTACCCACTTCAAGACTGTCGCTATGGTCAGGGATGCGGCCTGGAACTTCCAGAAGTTCTGGATCACTGACAAGGTGTTCAGCGCCGCTACGTCTGTGCGTGTGAGCTTTGACGAGCTGCTGCGTATCTGGCACATCGGAGGGGCCAAGGCCCTCACCAGGTGGCTCCAGGACCGGGCGCTGTTCATGCGTGCCAGGGCAGCCTCCACCGTGAGGCACCCGATCCAGAACCGTCTCGGTCTCAGCAAGAACGCACCCTCCCGTGGTGTGCAACACCTGAGCCAGAAGTCACAGTTCCGTATGCAGAAGCTCAACGACTACCCGACCTACCTGAAGCAGGCAGAGCGCCAGTACTTCGATGGGCAGGGTCTCGGCTGGGTGGACATCGCTCCGAGCGATCCTCACTACCTCGAAGCCGCCCAGCGGTGGACAGGGAGCCTCTTGGGTGACACGGGATTCCGTGCCTACCTGCGAGGAGAGGAAGCGTTCCAGACGTGGTTCTTCTCACCTGACGGTGCCCGTCTGCGAGCTGCCACAGGCCTCGTCAAGGATGCCAAGACCGGGACGGTAGTGACCAAACAGATCACCGCAGCGCAAGAAGCCTACCAAGGCTGGGAGACCCTGTTCAACAAGCTGATCCTGAACCAGGCCAAGAAGAACGGAACCTACGATGACGTGCTCCGTGCCTTCAAGGATACCGCTGCGAAGATGGACTCCTCTGGCCGACCGATGGACCTCCCCGACTTCGTGTTCAGTAACCTCGGGGCAGTCCGTGGTGTTGAGAAGTCCGGTGGAGCTACGCAGGCCATTGGTAAGATGACCGACGCATTCTTCGACCGCTTCTTCATGGACCCGGTGAACCATCGCCGTGGGTTCCTGGCAGAGATGGTCAGGGAGACAGAGACCGCTCGGCTGGAGGCGCTGTTCACCTCACAGGGTAAGCGCATTGTCTCCGACCTGGAAGTTGAGAGCATCCTGAAGCTGAAGGGACTCGCTGGTGGGTCTCGCACAGGCTTGAAGCCCTGGATTCAGGCTCAGGCCAGCAAGCGAGGCTTCGTGCTGCGCTCCACTATCGACGATGCAGTGGAGCAGGCGGTTGCTCGTGAGCTGGACAACGTGCTATTCACCTGGGACCACGGAAGTCGCATGGGATCACAGGGTCGTGCAGTCTTCCCGTTCGGTCGCCCGTGGGCAGATATGATGGGCTACTGGGGCAGAGAGATCATGCGGAAGCCCCACCTCCGAGGCTGGGTCAATGACACCAACTTCCTCGGGATGCGGTCCCTGGCTGAGCAGTCGCTCATCCCGACCGTCAACCCGAAGCCGTTGGCGATGATGAGCCGGTTCGCCCAGACTGACTTCACTGTGGACAAGGGCTTCATCGGAGAGAAGGAAGGCGGGCTGCTGCCTGGGTCGGAGAGTACGAACCTCGGTTCGCTGTTCTTCATCCCAACCGGTGGCGACAACCCGTTCGGCCTCCTTCTCCCTGGACTCGGGTTCATCCCGATCATGTTCGCAGATTGGCTGTTTGACCGACTGCACGATCCAATCGAAGAGCCGCTTGAATACCAGGCGAACCTGGCTGCCATCTCCGACCTGGTGCCGACCTTCGGCTATCAGCAAGGTGGGGCACCGTCACGTCTCCTCGGTGGTGGGTTGACCTCAACTGTCATCTCTATCGGTGTGGACGTGGCGGGCGCACAGAACGGCGCTCCCTTCTACGGCCTTACCTCAGACCTTGGTGACATCAGCCGTGAGGTTGACAGAGGTAGGCAGATGTCTGCGCTGCTTGCTGATCCAGAGAACTTCGCTGAGCTGCTCTCCCTCGGGAGCGGTGAAGAGGTAGACCTGTTCATCCGTGCACTCGGTCTGGAGGCAGACCGGAACGCCTCGGTCTCCCACGGTGTCGAGAAGGCCATGCGCTGGCTCGTACCAGTGAGCGCCCAGTACCCATCCGGCCTTGATGACATCATGGACGTATGGCTGGACGCAGGTAAGACCTACCCAGAGCTGATGAGAGACCCAGACGTGGAGTGGGACACCCTCAGTGAAGAGCAGGAGCGACAGGTCGCCAACGACATTCGCTCGGCGTACTTCAAGCTGCCCGACTACCAGCAGGACCTCTACATCTACGAGAACCCGCAGATCGCAGTCAACACGATCTCTAGCTGGTCGTGGACTGAGAAGGCCATCTCTGAGAACCTGACTGGTACCGATGCTCCGTACCGGACGAACGCCACCACGAGTGCGCTGGCGAAGCACAACAACCTGATCAACCAGAACTACATCCGACCGATTCAGCCTGTGGAGCGAGCCAAGCTCATCCTCGGTGCGATCGGTGCTGCCCGAGAGAACTCGGCCAAGAACGTCTACCGCTTCACAGCGGAGCGTGTCAATGAGGTCATCTGGGAGCAGTTGGTGGATGACAGTACCAAGGAGACGTTCCAGCAGATCATCGACAACACGAACTTCGACGAGAAGTGGGGCATCCATTCAGCCAAGGAGTTGTGGATTGCTTGGGGATCGTTCGAGGGCAAGCTCGAAGAGTTCATCGGTCGAGTCAACGGGATTGATCCTGAGTCTGAAGAGTATGAAGAGATGCGTGGAGAGGTCAAGATTGATACCGACCAGAAGGCTTGGGGAGCCGGGTGGCCGGGGATCAGTGATGCCAACCTGTCAGCTAGGTTCAAGGACCTGACCTTCAACTCGTTCGTCCCAGAGGTCCAGGAGATTGCCGACGTACTTGGGATCACCCTGACTCCAGGCATGAATGGCTTGCAGCTCTTCACCTCCGTACAGGAAGTGCTCTCGGCCACCGAGGACAGCCCAGTGTTCAACACGGTCAAGGCAGCCTGGGATGGCTACACCAAGTCACGGAGCGTCCCATCCGAGTCTGCCCGCATCGTACTCAACACACAGGCCAACAACCCGAATGCCGACCCAGCGTGGCGGCTCGGTATGACAGAGTTCCTGACCTTCGCTCAGCGTGAGGCTGAGTACTGGCGGGACGTTCCTGGTGGGGCTACACAGGAAGCTCAGCGTGAGGTTGTGGCTCGGTACAATGCCCTGGAGCTGACCTCTGATAACATCACCATTGACTGGGAGAAGAACTGGCGTGATCGCTACGAGCGGACGTTCGGCCCTAGAGATTGGGTGGCACCGGAGCCTCGTCCCTGGACGAATGAAGATGGGTCCCACAACGGGTCCTCCTATGCGCCCTTCATTATGAACATCCCAGATGGGGATACGCTGCACGTCCGCACCAGAGAGGGCGAGAAGCAGGGCCACTCCGTGCGTCTCCTCGGTGTCCGTGCCCGTGACTTCGGTCTCGACGATGACGGTGCGAACGAGGACAAGGACCGCCTGGTGGACGCTCTAGAGCAAGCGATGGCAGATGGTGTTACAATTTGGCTTGTGAGAGACCCAGAACTTTTCGGCAACACAGACAAATACGGACGTGAGCTTGCGTGGCTGTGGATCGGTGACGAGCCGTACTACTTCCCGGAGGACTTGCACCCGAACCAGGAACCCTCAGAATTGGATAGACGCTAATGGGTATTGAAGGCTTTGCTTCAGGTACTATGTCTCCCAGTATGAGAGGTGCCCCTGGAAGCGACGAGTCTACAGGTGACATCACTTTTGGTAACAGCGATGACAAACCGGACGATGACAAGAGTCAGTCACAGCGGGTAGACCCGGTATGGGGAACCATCAACAATCCCGGCAAATGGCTCAGGGACCTGAACAACACGCTCTGGAAAGAGATGTCCGAGATCGGTGATGCCTACGGCATGAGTCCGATGGAGGTAAACCGTCTGTTCCAACAGCATATCGGTGGGCTGAACGATCAGCTCGTCAACCACTTCATGCCTACCGCAGCCAACTACGCTGCCGGGTATGGCACCACTCCTGTCTCGTTCTATACCGAGACCAAGGCTGGTGCCGAGTACCTGGCCGACTACGGCAGACGCTGGTTGGAGGGCAAGATCAGTGGCCTTGACTTCAGTGTGGACCTTCCCGGCCCCGGCTCTGGTCGAACTGGAAGCAGGGGGTCCGCTGGACCTACTGCCGAGGACATCAGAGCTGCCTACGATCTAGACGAGCTTGCCAAGGGAGCGAACACGCTCTGGCAGGGCTGGCTACTCGAAGATGCCCAGGACCCTCGTGGCATGGCCCGTGCCTATGTGGATGCTATCGTGTCCACAGGAGGCAAGCAGAAGATCGACTTCACCGAGTTCATCAGAGGGCGAGCCAAGGACACCTCACGGTGGGCATCCGTCTACGGGCGCAAGCCTGAGTCCATGACTGAGGAGCAGTTCCTTCAGCCGTACTTCCAGGCAGCGTCACAGTTGATCAATCCGAGAGACGCTGCGAACGTGGCTATCCAGGGCGCACAGTTCGGTGCTTCTGCTCAACAGTTCAATGAACGTCTGAAGCGAGAGGATTCGGTAACAGGGTCCGCTCCGTTCATCAATTCAATGCAAGAGAAGATGGGTGCCGTAAGCGGCATCCTGAAGGGATAAACGATGGCTATTGATCGCAAAGCTCTAGTGGACTTCTTCTTCGACACGTTCCCAACGGAGTTCCAAGGAGATCGCACCTACTGGTACAACGCACAGAGTGACGACGCTGACTTCATCACAGCCTTCGGTGCGGTGTTCTCCAATATGTCTCCAGAGAACCGCAGGCTCGCTGTAGACTACCTATTCGATAACTACCCTGAGAACTTCAAGGGCGACAAGACGTATTGGTATGAGGCTCGGGGTTCAGAGGACCAGGACTTCATCAACGCCTTTGGTAATGAGTTCGTTTCCGCTGAAGGTGCCGGAGGCGGTGAGACCTCTGATAGAAAGCAGATGGTGGACTGGTTCTTCGACAACTTTCCCGAGCAGTTTCAAGGGGATCGAACCTATTGGTATGATGTCCAGTCGGATGATCCAGACTTCATCGCAGCGTTTGGTAAGGTCTTCAATGAGATGTCTCCTGAGGACCGTAGGAAGGCCGTTGACTATCTCTTCGACACATACCCCGACCAATTCAAGGGTGACAAGACGTACTGGTACGAGGACAGGGGAGCAGAAAACCAAGACTTCGTAGATTCTTTCGGTGGTGTGTTCACTGGTGGTGTCAGCACTGATGCTGGCGGCGGTACCACCACAACGAAGGGTACTCCCGCAGAAGAGAGCGTGGCTGAGACTGGTATCGGTGGCGGCGGGCCAGACCCAGACACCCAGCTCACCATCCTGACCGGTGACGAGATGAAGTGGTACTTCGACAAGTCCTCGGGCAAGTGGTACGTCGAGTACGGACTTCCCAACTCTGACAGGACTGTGGTCTTCGAGGCCACACCGGAAGAGATGGACTCGCTCTTTGGAACTGGGATGCGTCCCAGTCAGTACGATGACTCATTCACTCTGACCTCTCTGGTCACACAACCGAACGTCACCTTCGCTGGCAGCATCGTAGAGATGTCTGGTACCGGTAGCTTCGAGAGCGAGGTTGCTCGTGTCACCGCACTGGGTCTTGACGGTGGCCTACTCCCAGACTGGGCAGCCAACGACCCACAGGTGATGGACATCATCTACGTCGCTCAGGCAGAGAACAAGAGCACAGACTGGATCATCAACCAGATGTCCCAGCTCGACTCCTTCAAGGCTCGGTTCCCAGGTATTGACCTCATCCAACAGGAGGGCAACCTCACTCTCGCTGAGGGCGTTGATGCCTTCCTGGAGTACGAGGCTGGACTCAGGGCCACGCTGAAGTCTGTGGGCAACGAGACTGAGGTCACCCCTGATCTCGTGTCTGGCCTCATCACCGCAGGTCACAGCCTCACTGTGGTTCAGGACACGGTACGCATGATGGACCGGGCTACCAAGTATGCCCCGGCTCTCGAAGCGTTCAATGCTGTTCTTCAGTCCCAAGGGTTTGCGCCCCTCGGCACACTGGCAGAGGTCTTGGAGTTTGTCTCTGGGCAGGCGAGCAGTGATCTGTACGATCTGTATGAGGCCTCTACCTTTGCTGAGGCAGCGGGCGCTGCTGGTCTGACTGCACAGTTCTCGGCTGATGATGCCATGACCGCAGCTATGGCTACGGCTGGCTCGGTCACACTCGACTCGGCCATGAAGGGGATGCAGCAAGCGGCCAACGCTCTCCTGCGCCTCAGGCACGAAGTCGATATGGGCAAGTACGGCTTGAATGCTGACGACCTCATCGACCTCTCCTTGGGCATGGCCCCGAGGTCAGGTGCCGAGCTGTCCCAGATCAACGAGATGATGAACCGTGCTGTTGGCGAGGCCAAGGGCAACGCCAACACACTCAAGCCGTTCTACGGCTATGACGAGAAGGGAGCTGCCAAGCTCGGATCGTTCGGCGGTTCGAGGAAGCAGAGCTAATGGCAACCATTGAAGCGACCACCATCTTCGCCAACTACAAGTCGAGAGGTGTGAAGGTCAACGCTGCCGCCATGACTGGTGGCTCCATTGCATCGGCTCAGTTCGACGACGATGGGTATGTGGAGATCAACACCCTGCACGCTACTGACATCGGTAACGCTCTCGTAGCTGAGGGCGCTACCCGTGTCGATGTACTGGGGTTGGAGGACACGGTTACTCCCGGCACCGTGCAGGCATACACCACCATCTATGCAATCAGATTCGTCGGTGCCAGCAACGCCTACGTCAATCTTCGGGAAGGGTCCGCTGCTGGTGCCAAGCTATTTGGTCCGCTGCAAATCCCCGCAGCCCCCGCTATCCGCACCATTGTCTTCGGACTTGGCAAGACATTTGCTGGTGGCCTCTTTGTGGAAGTGGAGTCAGGCTCCCTCGGTACAAGCACCTTCTTGCATCTGGGTGTGTGAACTATGCCTATCTACCCTACACTACAGTTTGTAAAGTCTTCCAGTGCGCTCTGGTCACTGGGACGTAATGCCGCAAATCCAGACGACCAGCGGCAACATAGCTCAGGAGGAAGCAAATGAGCGAAGAGACAATTCCGCAGATGCGGGAACGGATCGCAAGGTTGGAGAAGAGTGAGAAGGACCTCGAAAGCCAAAAAGAGGTGCTCTCTAAGGAAGTGACGAAGCTACAAGCTCGTGACACATTCAGAGAAGCGGGATACCCTGCTTCCTACGGAGACCTGTTCGCAGGTCAATCCGATGGAGCTGAAGTCACAGGTGAGCTAGTCGAAGCCTTCATCGAGACATACCAATTGTCTCCAGATGGCTCTACCACAACCGAAGAGTCCGGGACCACAGATGAGGGAAACCAGGAATCTGAACAGTCGGATGATAGCAAGGACCTAGCACTCCTAGCTCGTGGCGGTTCAAGGGCAGGCGAGGGGGGCACTGGCAGCTCCGCAAGCGAGACCTTGACGAGAGACGAGTACATGGACCTTGCACGAAATGATCCACAAGCTGCGAAGGTGGCCGTAAGCCAAGGCCGTGTCCAGGTTTCAAGGGATAACCCCTACGTTCCCAGCAAGGGACGTGTAAGTGGAGCGAACCCTTATGCCCCTTCCGAATAAGCTCCCCCCGATCGACCGTCGATAATCTCTAAGAAAGGAGGTAGAACTAGATGGCAAGTGATTTTGCAACCAATCCCACGACCACCACGACCTATGATGACGTTTCGTATTCTGCGATTCTGACTGATGAGGTCAAGGATGCGTTGATGGCTGTTGTTGTCACGCCCGCACTGCTCGATTTCTATGATCTGAGTGGTGAGGCATCCAAGGCTGTCAAGATTCCAAAGGCTGATAAGTTCACGGCTGCGGCTGTCGCAGAAGGTACAGAGCTGGCTAACACCCCGCTCACCTCTACGTCCGTCACGCTCACGACTTCAGAAATTGGCATCATGGCTACCGTCACCGACGTTCTCGAAGTTTCAGATATTCCTGCTGCTCATAGCGCACGACTGAAGCAACTGGGACGCTCACTTGGTGACAAGCTGGATATTGATATCTCTGCTCTGTTCTCTGGCTTCTCGACTGCGGTCGGGGCGACCACGGTGAACATTGCTTTGACTGATATCCTGGATGCTATCTACAACCTGGAGGTGAATGATGCTGCTGGTCTCGGGTCTATCGTTGGTGTACTGCACCCTCGTCAGACCGCCGATTTCCGAACGGAATTCGAGGCCGATACAGCGTCGATTTACACAGGTGAGGGCACTGGCAAGATCGGTAAAGCAATGGCAGGTTACTTCGGTTCTTGGTTCGGAGTGGACATTTTCCAGACGACCAACGTACCCACAGCTAACGCCGCTGCTGACCGTGCAGGCGCTTTCTTCATCCGGGACTACGCTTTGGGCCTCGCCCAGAAGTGGTCCGCTAAGGTTGAAGTGATGCGCTGGCCCCCCATCCGAGGTTTCGTTATCGTCGCTACAGCAATGTACGGCGTTGGTGAAATTGAGGACTCGGCAGGGGTCGCAGCCACCACGGACGCATAGCGTGTGGCGAGCAAGCTGCCTACAAATGCTGCCCCGAGGCGTGACGAGGGTATGAATCTGAGGTCGGGGTCACGCACCCGGCCTCCACTTCCGTTCAGCGATACAAAGGAAACACAATGGCTGAAGCCAAACCAAAGAGTGAATTGATCAGCGAAGAGATGGTCAAGGCAGCAGAAGAAGAGGCGAGAGCGAAGAAGGAAACAGTCGCAGTAGCCGATGGACCGAAACTCCGTAAAAAGGGTGGCGGGCCAGGACAAGTCAAGATGGTGGATTCAGACATTCCCTATCCTGAGGACATTCACGGTGAGGACTACGAGGAATACGGACCATACGGCAATGCTGCTGTGGTACCGGAAGGCCAAGAAGCCGTCACCTATGCCGCTGACAAGGAGTTCTACCTAGACGAAGAGAAGCTGAAGACGCTTCAGTTCGATGAGGTCAAGGGACGCAACCTTCCGAAGAAGCGGCTGTACACAATCAAGGCCCTTCACAAGGACGGTCGTCTGGTGCAGCTTGGGTTCGAGGATCAAATCCAGAACAACGCTGGTGGAGACCCTGAGGATGCCATTGGCCTCCGCAGGTACCAGCGGAAGGGCATCACCCTTCTGTTCAACTTCGAGACGTTCCAGCCGATCTACTGTGCGGCCTGGGGTTGTTGGGCACAGTCCGACAGCACGGGTCCGTGGGTGGGCTTCTGCTCACAGCGGCACGCACAGCACACGCTGCCAAACCGGTACAAGGAGGCTGGGGCTATCATGGGTGCGCTCATGGAGTCCGGTGTCACTACGTCCCGTACATGGTCTAGCTAATGGCTGACCCAATTCTGTTGGGTGATGATGAGGGGGAGGCCGACTCCCCCTCTATCTTCTTCGACCCGACCATCATCCGTGAGATCACCGACACCAACCTGATCAACACGCACGCTCCCAAGAGGGAGATGATGTCAGAGCTATCTGAAGGGGCCACAGACCTCGGAGATGGCTTCCTCATCCAGGACGAGCCGGTTCTGGTAGAAAGAGACCAGACGGGCGGTATCGTTCGTCTCACGCCACTCAGTGAGATGGCAGGCGTGAACATGCGTAAGAAGGGCGAACCGGACCTGGAGCCTGTAGAGGGCAAGCAGCGGGAGACCCTGCATCCAATCAGTAGGGACGACCGGCGCAAGCTGGTGACGATCCTCGCTGTGAGGCTGTTGAAGAACTACATGACCCCGCTCGCTATGAACGCACAGGCGTACAACCCGATCCGAGACGGTCTGCCTGACGTGCCGACTGGCTCAGAGTTCAACCTGGAGCCGCTGCCTGGTACCAATCTGTACCCTGCCTCGGTGGATCAGGTGCTCGACTGGCTGAAGGAGTTTGTCGGTGCCAGGGCCTCTGTCATCAACAAGAACCGATTTGGGTCAGGCTATGCGGAGGACTTGGCGATCAGAATCGAGTAGACTGACCGCATGGCTACACAAGCAGCAATCAGACAGCGGATTTTCGATTACCTGTACAGCTCACAACTGACGGAACACCCGGCAGTGTCGCTGATCAACGGGGCAATCGACAATGCCGTGACCTCTATCACAGTAGATGACGCTGATGCCTACGGCCTTGTGTCTGGTACCATCATCGAGTTCTTCGACGGAGAGCAATGCTTCGTAACAGGAGCGGCAGCCAATGTGTTGACGGTGATCCGAGGGTGGAACTCAACGACTAAGGCGGCTCATTCAGATGACGACCCATTCTCGGTTGACCCTCGGTTCACCATTGCCCAGGTAGACAGCTCCATCGACGCTACCCTGCTCTCGTTCGAGGGCTGGGGTGTCCACGCCTTCGCCAACGGTGGTGTCCTTGTGGACCCGGCCAGCGATGTGCGGTACTTCGAGCTGGACGAGACAGATATCAACGAGACCTACGGCATCCTGTCGCTCTACTACTTCAACGATCAGACCAACGTACCCATGCCCATCCCATTCAGGATGCACATTGGTATCGACACAGCCTCAGGCTTCACAACCACCACCGGCATCCACGTTCCCTATCTGGGCAACACGGTAACCGGTGCTGCTGTTGACAACCTGTGGTTCACCTACGCACAGGTCATCGACGAGACTACTGACCTCCTACCGAGACAGGAGGAACTCATCGTCCTTGGCTCCTGCTCACAGATGTTGGGTAAGGCCATCACGCCACGCACACAGGACCCTGGTCGGTACACCGACAGGACAGTGCAGGCCGGTCAGATGGTTCGTGACGGTCGCTGGTTCCAGGCTGAGTTCTTCGTAAGAGTCCGTGCAGAAGCCGCTCAGCTTGGTGTTGAGAGACAGAAGGTACCAGGTACCGTCCAACTCAACCGGGCGAAGCGGTGGCGTGCATGATTGACAATCACAACGAGGTAGAGATCAATGGAATCAAATACGCAATCATGTGGGACGCTGGTGACGAGGCATACGTTGAATCCGGCGAATCGCTACGCCCGCCAAATGCACAACTTGTACAGGGAGAAAAGGCGGGGTATGTATTTCAGATGCGCCCCGACACACTTCTGTTCTCGTGGACTGACTGGAGTGGGGGAGAGGGTCAGCTTAAGTTCGATCCCCAAAATCCCAATCGAGCTGCCTACCTTGGGGGAGTTAATCCGTTCAGTCTACCTGGAAAGCTGACCCTCGGGCCGCTTCTGGAGAACACCTCACACGCCTTCCGTGGCTCTATGGCCCCGGCTGGTGGTTCCCTCTACATGGTCTCTGACACTGGGCCTGGTGACATCTATGTGTGGTCGAGTGGGTTCAACTGGGTGGACTCTACGTTCAGCCTCGGCGTTGCTTCTGTGGACGGTGGAGTGACAGGAGACACCGACAAGTTCTACATGCTGTCCTCTGCTCTGAATGCCCTTCGTTCGGTGACACCGGGTGGTACCTGGGTCACACTGAACGACCAGATCAACAATGTCACTGCTGGACAGGCGTACCCGACAGAGGCCTACGGCCCATACATCTATGTCTATGATGTGACAGAGGCACAGATTTTCGAGCTGAGCAACAGCACTATCAACATCACAACCCCAGAGGTTCCTATCCTCGACCTCTCAACAGAGGGCGGCACAGAGCTTGCTGGTGACGGCATCGGTATGCTTGCTGTTGGCGACAACAGCCTGTTCGCTCTCCAGATCAAGGGAGACCAGACCACCATCTGGGAGATTCTCCCCAGCACCGCTGCCGGTACAGGCTTCGGTGACAGGCTCGCAACAGTGGAAGGCTTCCAAGGCCACTCCCTGTGGACCCATATGGGGATGGTTTTT